CGCGGCGCGCGCGGGCGACGGCACCGGACGGAACCGAGCTCATCCACAGACACACGGGGGTGTCGGGGTTCGCTTCCGCGATCCGGTCGAGCGCTTCCGCGAACCCGGGGACGGGGATCGCGTCGTCCTGGAGGATCAGCAGATGGGAGCAGTCGGGCGGGTCGGTCAGGCAGAGCCTGTACCCGGCCCACGGGTCAGGAGGGGATGACTGGTGCTCCACCACCTCTACTGCGTAGCAAGGGGGAGCGAGGTGGTGGAGCAACCTGTCTAGCAGAGAGGACCTGCTGGGATGATTCTGTACGCGTACCGCGACGGCTGTCAAGTCAAGAGTAGAAGTTCAGGACGCACGCGGTGATCGTCGGGTCGGCCGCACCGTCACCGGAGAACAGCCCGACACGGATCAGGCAGTGGTTGATCTGCGCTCCTACGGGCACGTTGATCTCGGCGCTGTAGAACAGCGTGTTCAGGGTGTGGGAGCCCGCGGTTTCCGCGAGGGTTGTCCAGCCGGCGTCCCCGGTCGCGACGGCGGGGTTGCCCCCGGTGTGGTACTGGACACGGAGTTTCGTGGCTGCCACGAGGGCGCCGCCGATCCGTCCCATGACCCGCACCTTCGTTCGGCCGCGAAGGTCAGCGATCGTCCGGTAGGCGGGGTCACCGATCGCGTTGAACGCGTTCAGGGCAAGGTTGGTTGCGGCACCCGAGGCCGCGCCGCTCGGGGCGAGCAACGGAACCGTCAGCCCGCTCGTCGCTCCCGCGGGTCCTTGCGGGCCGGGTTCGCCTGGGATTCCCTGCGGCCCCTGCTGGCCCTGCTGCCCTTGGTCGCCTGTGTCTCCCTTCGGACCCTGGGTGCCGGTGTCGCCCTTGACGCCGGGGGAGCCGGTCGCCCCGGTGTCTCCCTTCACTCCCTGGTCGCCCGTGTCACCCTTTGGCCCCGGGATGCCCTGCGGCCCCGCCACGGTGCTGTCAGCACCCGGAGGGCCAGCCTCCCCGGTCGCCCCCTGCGGTCCTGTCTGTCCGTCCGGCCCCGGAAGTCCTTGCGGCCCGACGTCGCCGCGCTCTCCCTGCGGCCCAGTCTCTCCCGGAGGGCCCGGTGGCCCTACCGGTCCTTCGGGGCCGGGGGCACCGTCAGGCCCGGGCTGCCCCTGGGCGCCGGAAGCTCCCTGCTGCCCCGGCGGCCCAGCGGCACCCGTCTCCCCCGGCGGGCCAGGAGGCCCCTGGGGACCCTCCGGTCCTGTTGGCCCTGGCGCCGAACCGCCCGTCGTGACCAGCTTCGTCCAGACACCATGCAGGCGCACCCACGCGGTGCCGTCGTCGCTGACCCAGATCCCCCTGACGTACTCGGCCATCTATTCCCCGCTCACGGCCGCGGACAGCGCGTGCCGTCTCCGCAGGAACTCCTTCGATCGTGGCTCCACCAGATCGTCCTCGGTGACACCCGGCAGGATCAGCGCCGACAGGCCGCCGCTCGCCGCGAGCGCAAGCTGCGACCGCGGGATCGGGAACCCCGGCACCACCACGGCGAGGGACGCCACCAGCTCGAGGTGCCCGTTGAACGAGCGCCAGTCACCCGACTGCGGGTTGGCGCGCAGGTCACGGATCCCTTCGGGGGTGAGGTCGCTCTTGACCGCGCCGGCCAGCCAGATCCCGTGCTGCCCGTCGTGGGCACGGACGAACGCGCCGACCGAACCGGTGTTGTCGTAGTGCGCCGAGGCTGCCTGCAAGCCTGCGGCGAGCGGTGCGTGGCCGGTGCCGTACGTGAGCTTCCCGACCGGCACCACCCCGTCGTCGGTTTCCAAACCGCCGAGATGGAAGAACTGGTAGCCGGACGGTGACTTCGGTGCCATCACGCACTCCGCGAACGCGCCGCCCTGGAACCCGGTGTGGCATGTCTCCCACAGAGCGAGATGCCCGAACACCTGCCCGTCGGCGGTAACGGTGATCGGGGTCGGCTCGGGCGCTTCGGGAGTCTCGAACCACTCCCGCGGCGGCTTCAAGGGTGCTACTGCTGCGGTCATGGTGTCCTCCTTCGCGTACAGGGCCCGCATCTGCTTCACCGCGTCCGCCCGTGAATCGTGGCAGCCCTGGTTGAACCCGTCGTCGTCCTTGATGACACAGTACTTCCCGTCCCGCTCACTGATGTGCCATGGCATAGCTCACCTCTTGAGCCTTCTCGACTGCGGCCACGAAGCCTGATGGGAGCTCCGGACAGCGCGGCTCGAACAGGGTGCGCGCCGCGAACACCTCGAGCTGGCGGCACACCGCGGCCGCCTGCACCGCCTCGATCCCCTGGCCGGTCAGGAACTCCTGGAACCCGTCCGTTCCTCCGGACACGAGCTTGACGGGGTCGCCGGCTTCCTTCTCCCCAAGTGCGGAGGCAACCAGGGAAAGGGGCTGTCCGTCGGCGCAGTCGGGGCACTTATGCCGGACTCGGACACCCGCCAGTTCCCGACATCTATGCAGGGCAAGTTCAGCAGCTCCGAGAACGCGTGCGCTTGCTGTTCTGCTCTCCTGGCGCGAGACGCCGCTATTCGTTCCCGGTACTGGCGGTCCTTCTCTGGGGTCGTGCGGTCCGTTGCCATTGGGCATTGGTCCTCTCTCGGGGGGCATGAACTCGTCGCCCATGATCGACGGGTCGCGGAGCTTCAGCGCAAGCCACTCGTCGCGCTCGTCGCCCTTCAACTGGTCCTTCTCGTTCCAGCCGAGCGCCAGCCTCGCGGCCTTCCCGCTGATGAGCCCGTCGTTGTGGGCCTTCAGCGCGTCCTCTGTCCGGTCGGGGGAGATCACGACCTGGCTGTCATCGAACCCGATCACCACCCGATCCGTGTCCGGGTAGTCCTCCTCCTCGAGCGCGGGACGCAGATACGCGTCACACACAGACGAGGCCCACAGCTCCGCCTTGTTGTAGCCGAACATGCGCCACCGGTCCAACTGCACCTGGCGGCCCGTCCAATGGTTCGCGTCGGTGTACCCGAGGAGGTCTTCGGGGCTCATGTCGAGCGACAGAGCCAGCCGCTTGATCGCCTCCTCACGGAGCGACCGCTCCATGTAGTCGGTCGCCGGGTCGTGGGTCGCGATCCAGCGGATCCGGTCGAGGTAGTCGTACGCCGCTTCCAGAACGAACGGGACCCTGGCGCTCGCGCTGCCCGGATTCTCGATCTGGTTCGACACATGCTCCATCCAGTCGGCCATGAACGGGTTCTGTTCCGGGTCCTCGTCCATGCCTGACTCGAGCGGTGCCGGCGATATCTCCTGCGGCATCACCCACACCCCGTTCGTGAGCCGGGTCAGCGCGGTCGAGCGAACAGCGAGGGTGAGCAGCAGCAACTCCTCGCAGATGTCCTGCACCGCCCGCATCGGCCCATCCGCCTCGTCGGAGTGGCGCGGGTGCGGCGCCCAGAACCGGTAAGCGGCCCCGACATCGGCTGTGTCCTTCTTCTCGATGTCGAGGCGAACCCAGGATCCATCTTCGCGGCGGCGCACCTCGTCTTTCCAGAGGAACCGCCACTTCCGTCCCTTGTCGTACCCGAACAGCACCCCCTCTCCGGTCACGAACATCAACCTGCCGTAGTCGTACAAGAGCTGGTTCTGTCCGCCGCCCGGGTCCTGCAACTGGTTCAGCAGGTCGACGGGCGGCCCGTCCTCTATCGGCTCCACGGTCCCGTCGTCCAGGCGCCGGCCGGGGAAGAACCGGACACGGCTGATCTGGCGGGCAAGGAACTTCGACGTGAAGTTGATCTCACCGATCGTGTCGTAGTACGAAAGCGCCCGCAGTTGCCAGGGTTGCGAAAGCCGCTTCGCGTAGGCGAAGTTGCTTTCGTCTAGCTTGCGGGCGCTCGCGGTGAGCGCCCTTGCCCTAGGCGGCTGCCTGGACGGTAGGGGACGCGGCACTGTCTACTTGACCGGCTTCGGCTCGCGCGGCTTCTTACGGCACCCACACATGCTGACCTCCCCGAGCTCCGGGATTGACGCGTCGGGCGCGATTCTACGGTTGCGGGGCGGACGGAGCGGCTATTCGTCCTTCGAGAGCCACCAGTTCGCGAACACCACGACCGCGTTCAGCGCGAACGGAAGCGCGATCCAGAACGCCCAATCGTCATCAATCGCGTACAGACCAGCCCATCCGAGCGACACCCAGAACCCCATGCAGAACGGGCATTCGATGAACTCCTGGAGGCCCGACCGGAACCCCTTCGGGATCTTGTCGCCTTCCTTCCAGTTCTGCGGCAGGCCCGTAACGTAACGGCGGGCACGGTCGAGCACGTCCCACGGGCCT